TCCTCCCGATCGAACTCGATAACCTTCTCCGCCTCGACCATCTCCCCGCAACGCCAGCAGAAGGAGCACCCGTCGTCGTCGGGTATTGGCACCGGTTCATGGCAGTCGCTGAAAGGGCAGATATAGCCGGTGCTCATTCCTTCCCCTTCCCGAAGTCGCGGATTTTCTCTGGGGGAGCCATAATCCACGATCCATATTGGACCGTTAATGCTCCATCTTCCCATAACCACGTTGTCCACATACGAACGGCTTTATTTGTTCCGGTAATGTCAAAAAAGGGAACGAGTATGATCAACTCATCCTTGATTGTCCTCATCTCTCCTCCTCGTTCGGCTCACTCATCGGCGGACTCCTTTAATCGCACTCCGGCTCTGCCAAGAACCTGGCGAATAGATGATTTCGATGGAGCATTCATTCCCCCATGCCCAGGATATGGATTGAGAAATGATTGCGCCCATTGCACAAACTCTTCATCCACTTCCGGCCCCTTCTCGATGAGGCGGCGGATGGCATCCAATAATTTTAAGGATTCCGGCTTCCAATCCCAATCGCCCGGTTCGGTCTCTTCCCATTCCTTGAGGTCATTAATAAACTTCAGTAAATCCTTCTCGCTCGGCTCACTCATCGGTTCACCATCCTAAGTGCTCAGGTAGGGCCTCAAAAGCATACCTGAACATCCAATCCACTTTCACGGCAATCCCATCTTCCACGTCCACATCTTGAACGAATTGCCAAAGACTATCCCAGTTTTCTTTGGTGAATTCTACAATCATTGGTGAGTCCCGGAATTTCCACGGATAGAATTTCATCACCTTTATTTTCTCGCTCACTTCAGGCCTGGTCATCGGCGGCCTCCTTTCTTCTTCGGCGCTTCCTCAACGCGGATGCGGGCAACGGACTCATGGTCGGGAAGTTTCTCCTGCCAAATATCATCCAAGCGGTCAGAGATGGCCTTTCTTCTGCTGGCTCTAACCGTAAAAGGCAATAGTAAATTTCCCGACTTAATGCACCACAAAGATTTAGGTTTGGTCATCTTCAATCTCCTTTACTCAATTTTACCGATGGCATATCCCCCGTCTGCTTCGCCCAGGTGTCCTCATGGCGGCTAATCCTGTCAGTAAATTGCGGAATCGCAACCAGGCAGAGCCACAGCGCGGCGAGGAAGATGATGGCCCAGGCGAGGGTGGAAAGGCGGTTATATTTTGGGATCATCATCTTTTTCCTTTTGTTTTGGATAAGGCATAGTCCAAAGATCATCGGGAACGGTCACCCATCCCAAACCCCCACACCCATGACATTTATTTTCGGTTAAACTTACCCCAACGGGTTGGGATGGAATCGTTCCTCGTCCACAACAAACCGGACATAAAACGGCCTTCATCTTTCCCTCCCATTGCCGATGCAATCAGGCTTGGTCATCGGCGGCCTCTTTTATTCGCAATATGAATACATACATAACGGGCATCCGGTCACGAGCGACTTCCCGTTCTCGCCTTTTTCAATCAGTCTTGGAATGATGTCCCGTCCGCACCGGAAACAAATCCCATTTCCGGGCATGAAAAACGGATAGATCTTCTCCTTGCATAGATTCTTCTGATTTTCCAGAAACTCTACTCTTGAGATCGGCATGTTTATTTCCCCCCCTTCCCGAAGTCGAAGTCGCGGATGTCATTAAGAAGAACGCCGCTCGAATCGGACGTGTCCAGGTCGTCCATAATACTTGTCGCCCTTTTTTGCCACTCTTTCACTTTCTCTTCCAACTCCCTCTGCTCCTCGATCAGGCGGCGGATGGCGTCGAAGCAAACATGGTCGGGATTTTGTTTCCCTATGGGTTTATGCCCATCAAGGAATTCCAGCAAATCCTTCTCGCTCGGGTCAGTCGGCCTGCTCATCAGTGGCCTCTTTCAGTTTGATAATCTCATTTTGCAGTTCATCGATTTCCCGCCGAAGTTCGGCTACGCAGGTTTCACAATAAACCGCATCTCCATCACCCAACCGCTTTTTACATTCATCACAATTGCAGGATAATTCAATCATCATTCTCCTCCTCCCTCTTGCTCGGGTCAGTCATCGGCGGGTTCCTTTCACGCGCGCTCCACCATTAAAAAGCATTTGAAATGCTACCTTTGCGAATTTAAAGGACTGACCCATTAACCAAAGAAACCAATGCCAGTTAGAATTACTGTATGGTTTACTCATTAGGAATTTTCTTCCTCCCCACTTCCTCAACGCGGATGCGGACGATAGACTCATTGCCGGGTAATTTGATTTTTGTGGTCCATGCGTACCCCTGTTTTTTCCATTCTCCGATACGGTCTGCAAGGGCTATTTTTCTTGTTCGACGGACACTTTCGAGAACCAATCTGTCAAATGATTTCACACACCACCAAAATTCAGGCTTGCTCATCTTTCTCCTCCTTCACCCCTTGTTTGCGGGGACAGTCATCGGGGGACTCCCGTTTTTGGGGATACACAGGAAATTGCCAATATCCATTATCAGACAATTTCCCATATCCGTAGGTGGGTTCTCCTCCTATCCCCATGCTACCGGTGGGTCGTTTCCAAAGATGATGTTTACTTAAAAACCAAAGTAACCTTCCAATTATTTTACTCATCTTCCTCCTCCTCAATTTCCTCCGGCTCTATCGCTCCGCAGTCGGTACAGTACGGCACGGGATCGCGCGGGCTTTGGCTGTAGAATGAGACGTTCGGCATATAGGCCTTGATCGGCGCATGGCAACAGGCGGAGAGGGTCTTCGTCATGACTTCGCCTTGTCGAAATCGAATCGGATGGCATGGCCTATAATATCCGATGCAAGTTTTTGTAATCTGTTTATCCAATCAAATGGCCTGGGTTCTGCGAGGGCAAGCGCGGCCTCATTTGCCCACTTTTTATACTCTTGAATTAAGGCAAGAATGGCTCTTTTTGTTTTTATACAAGGCCAATCTTTGGCCTCTGTTTCGGGACCGCAATCAATTTGATCGTGGGGACAAGAATCACAGCGATCCATGTCCCCCGGCCATTCGGGAAATACAAAATCCAGCATTTTTTCCACGCTCATATCAATCGGCTTGCTCATTTAATTCCTCCCAAAATTTTCAATCTCGATCCGCTTCTTTATCTCGGTCATAAAGTCCCGCACCTTTGGATATTGAGACAGATGTCTGAATCGTTTTCTTTAATAAGAAGCTGTCCGCACTTCCGGCACTTGCCTTTCGTTAAGCTCGGGATATGACAGGGAAGACAACGCTTGCTATATTGGTCGCGGATCAGGGTTTCTTTCAGACAGTTTGGGCAGACGTAGTTCTTTTTTGACATTAGAAAAGCTCCATCTGTTTCAGGTCTATCAATTCGGGATGCGCCTTGGCGACTCTCTGCCAACGCTTAAACAAGGGGATTGCCTTGGCCTTTAGATACTGACGATACTCCTCCAGCTCAGCGTTTGTCTCCGGCCAGAATAGCCCTTTCTCACAAGTGCAGATCGGGAGGTAGGAGTAGATCATCCGTAGTTCACGGTCGGTTAGGCGATATCCATTCTCCGTCAACACCCACAATAGATCCTTCCGGGTAATCGCTCTCAACTTACCCTGATGGTAAGTGCGGAGGTTTCGGAGGATGAATACAAATGGTGTCATCCGTCTTTTCTCAAATTGTCATTGACCCTTCGGGGGCCGAGCGTCCTCTCCTGTACCACCCGGCCCCCTCGCTCAATAACTTCAGCTAGGCCCGTTCGCCGCTCCTCCAGCGACTTTCAGTAGGCCATAGCCTCCCATCGCTCCGACGATCACTTCAACCAGGAAAGTGATTGCGCCGAAATTGAGGGGTAGGCCTTCGCTGACGTACTTGAACACGACGACGATGACGCTTAGGATTACCGTAAGCACACTCGCCACCATGTCCTTGATGATTGTCGGCAGTACCTTTTTAAAGAACTGCATGACAGCCATCACAATCGCGATAGCTTGTACCTGATTCATCAGATACCTCCTTCATCCAGGGTTTTGTCTATTCGCCCCATGTATTTGAGAATCCGTTGACTCTCTCTTCTTCTACGTCCGCCGCCCTCCCCGCCGCCTGACACAGGGCCGCGATTAAAAAACCGAGAAGGAAGCTGAAGCTGGCCAGGACGAACCCGGCCAGGACCAATCTCCAGATAGCGATCTCTTGAATCATGATGTACCTCTTTTTTTACTAAACATGGACTCAAAAAATCGGCAGTTGGCAGACTTCAATAGACTTTCGCCGAACTCCCTTATGTCGACCGGAGACTTTTCGGAAGAGCACTCCCCTATTAGCTGATATTGTTCAAGGGGATCAGACTGCTTTGGCTTAAAGAAGCGGCAGTTGGGACATTGATAGATGTTATAAACCCTGTATTTTTTCATTAACCCTTTCTCTTCTTCTCTTCTCTTTTCTTCTCTTCTCTTCTCTTCTTCTTTCTTCTCTTAATGAAATTCTTCTCTTCTCTTAATAGAAAAAGTCTTCTTATAAAAAATATGTTAGTAAAAATGTATAAGAATAAGAGGATGACATCGCTGTGGAAATCTTTTTGCATGTTATTGACAATAAAAGACTCGGTGTCAAATTCGCCCTGTGGATAAATTGTGTAAAAACAGGGTAGGGTGACCTGTGAAAAATTCTTGGACCCGTGGAAAACTGAAAGGGCCATGCCGGATAAAGAAAGATGGTTTTAGGAAGGGATTTTACCGCAGACATGGCCCTTCTTTTTCTCACCCAAAAGGTTCCTCGTCATCAGCAGGTTGCCCTTCGGTCTCCTCTAGAGAACCTTCTTCTTCCTGGGGTTGCTGTTCTTCGGGGACCTCGACCTGCTTCCCTTTTGATGCCGTCAGCACGATTACCTGCTCAGCAGAAACCTCAGTCATTGAACGCCGCGCCCCACTCTCATCGCCCCATGACCGAGTATGTATCTTGCCTTCGACAGCGATGAGGCGGCCTATCTCGCCATACTTAAAAATGAATTGGGCTTTCTTCCCAAAACAAATGACTCGATGAAAAAAAGCATGAGGTTTTTTGTCTTGACCATAAACTTCATTAGTCGCCACATTGAACCAAGCGACAGGCGTTCCTCTCTTTGTGTCTCGGCTCTTAATTTCACTCGATATCCGGCCTATCAGAATGACCTTGTTAAATGAAATATAGTCGGCCACTATCGAACCTCATTCAAAACGGCGGCTCGTTCTCATCCTTTACATCCTGTTCTTTGTCTTCTATTACCTTCTCAATTCTTGCCCTTTCTTTCCCCTTGACTACCACGTGCTTTATCTGGCCCTTAAAACTCATCCCCACGGTTTCATCTTCATCGACCTGGACTTGACCTTCCTCATCTTCTATCCCGCCCAAGGCCAGCAAAACATCATGCAGTCGCTCCTCGTTGGGAAAGAAGAAGTCGCGAAATTCGTGTTTAGAACCAGCCGGATCTATGGCCTCAAAGTCAAAGACGTAATAATCGTAACCGCGAGTGCTATCAAGTTTCGGTCGATGCGATACGAAGAATTCATAAATTCCTTCAGCAAGAAGATTGAACCTTGGTCTTGTCTTTATCACGCCATCCTCCTGAGTTTTTTAGCCAATCCGTCAAGTTCAAGACAGACGCAGAACGCTTTCCAAGCGAGTTCGATCTTCTCTGAACGAGTGTCTTCCAAAGAATTCCAAAAGTGATGAGAGAATGAAGCATCCTCTTTGCCGATCTTAAGGATATGCAGACCTCCGTCGATAACCTTCTTCGGATTACATTCGTTCCAGACTACTTCGTGAGCTGCTAGTTGGAGTAGATGATCTGCATAGATGTCTTTTGCCAGCTTCCAATCAACGATTGATAACTTCTTTCGTATGAAGGCCAAGCAGTCTATTCTTGTTCCATATCTATACTTTTCAGATATGCAAATTTTCTCAGAAAGGAAGGGTTTGAAGTCAACCATCGAGACCCATTCGCAAAAGTTATTGTAGCCGAGGTAGGCTTTCTTTAAGGACTCCTCTCTATTTTCGATGACAGCGAACGTTCCTTCAACATCTGGCTTGACGCCCTTGATGTGGCACTCGATCAAGTAATGCGCGACGGTGCCAGCCTTTGCTTCTTCCTTAGAGGTTTCCTTAAAGTCTTTTCCGTGTCTTCCTTGATCCCAAGCCCAATACATTAAACCCCTTTTGTTCCAGCCAAGATTTTCACCAATGATTGAGGTAACTCCCCGGAGTTTTTCTCCGTCCTTAGCAAAGTATTCGTACTTAGCCATCAGAATTTCCCGCCCTCATTTGAATCAGGCGTGGCTTCGGTCGTCTTCTCTTTCTGCGATTTCTTGAATTGGTCTATCGCATAGGGCAGGTTTTGCTTGAGCAGTAAGAGGTCTTCTGTCTTGCCCTCATGGAAAGACAGGTTCCCGAATTTATAGCCCACGAATTCTCTTGTTTCTTTCGTTCCTTCGTGCTGAAAAACCTCAAGGAATTTCTTAAACTCCTTGACCTCTATGCCTGCCTTGGCGACCTTGTATTTGATATCTTCTATGAGCGAATCCTTGATGTTAAGAACATGGGCCTTTTGTTTTTCTTCTTCATCCTTTTTCGGCTCGAGCTCATTTTGAACGTGGACTTCGATGATATCGTCAGCTCCCACTTCCTCTTTCGAGTAGAGACCAAGCGCCAGGTCCGGGGCATAGGCTCGGATTCCGTTGGAGACGCAGCGCCACAGATTCATAATGCGGGGGTACTGGACATAGCTTGTCTTATCGGTCAGCTTCGCACGCTTCGCATCTTCCGAAGTAAAGGTCTCGACATGAGGCTCAAAGTTGGCGCGGGAAAATTGAATCTGGCAGATGTCATCGTTGCTTTTGAGGATCTTGTAGGTCAGTCCCTTTTGAATTGCCAGGGCCAAGAGTGCCTTAGCCTCTATGCAGATGCGACCCTTTATGATGGACATTGTTTGAAGGGCCTGGACGGGCTTTAGGCCAAGCTCCCTACCGTATTCGATGATCGTAACAGCGCCCGATACACTCTGGACTGCGGGGAAAAGATGGCTCTGGAAAAGAAACTTTCCCAACTTCTCCAGGTTTGAGGAGTCGGGGATTACAGCCCTGTCATCGTCTCGCTTTATGATTGCGAGTTCGGCTGGTTTAGCCTTGTCGGATTTGGGTTGGAATTTATTTAGTGGAACTTCCCGAATCTTGTGTAGCCCTTTTATTATTTTCTTTTTGTTTAAAGTCTTCGGCTTCTTTTTCACTACCCCTCCGTTTCAGACTCTCTTTTCTGGTTCGCCGCTGCTTATCACGTCGATGTCAATGACCCCGTCGTCTTCAATCTTGCCAGCCGCTTGAGCAATTAGGTGCTTGGTTAATCTTTCAAGGTAGGTGTTCAGGTCAGTGAGAAAACTAGGCAGGTCGTTGTCTTGATAGACGAATGGCTTGCATCCGACGTCGACAATGATGCCATTAGTAGCTGGCCTAATACGGATTTCTCTAAAAGGTTTCACGTTTCCTCCTAAGTTTGAGTTTCTTTATCCTGATCTTTGCAGGTAAAGGCTTATGCGATTCGAGCCACCAATTCTCAAGTGCTTCCTTGCTGAATGTGATGCAACACTTGTCTTTGCACTGTCGGTAGGGAACGATCCCTTCCTTGACGAGCTGGCGAAGGTAGGATGGCTTGACCCTGATATATTCGGCGGCTTCTTTTAGGGTCAGGATAGTCATTCCAGAATCCAGACTTCCTCGATGGTCGAGTCCAAAGCCTGAGCGATTTTATGGGCGTTTGTAATTCTTGGTATGCGCTTCTTGTCATGGATGAGGCGGGAAACTGACTCTCTTCTAAGGCCAGTTTTCTTTGCTAACCAGGATGGAGACTTTCGTCTGACAAGAAGTTTTTGTTTTATTAGGTTCTTCAAAACCGCTCTCCTACTTGACTTTAAGAGACGTTCAGTTTAACCTGACTGTATAGATTAATCTTATCATCCGATACTTAAATGTCAATAGGGTAAAAGAAAATATATGTGACCTAATTGACAACAGGAAAAAGCATGGTAAAATTAGGTCGGGAAGAGTCCTCCGCCGCCTTGGAAATGAAGGAGAGTTTATGTGCGAGATTAGTGGCAGCGTTATTGGTAAGACCCTCAAGAGGCTTATCAGGGAAAAGCGGATGACACAAGGTGATGTAAGCCGGACCACGAAAATTAAACGGAGCTATGTTTCTCATATTTTCTGCGGGAACGTCAGCAATCCAAGGCTCGATACCATCTATAAAATAGCCAAGTCGATGCGGATGACGACAACAGAGTTGATTAACGAGATCGAGAATCATCAAAAAAAATAGGGGGAAACCAAATGAGAAAAGCGCTTATCGGATTTGTTGCCCTGGTTCTTTTGTTCTCCTGCGCGTCGATCAGGGAATACCAGAAGGTTTACAGACAGGAATTACAGCAGAGAGACAATGAGCTTTTCGGCCCACCCAATGCCAGCCCAAGTCTTTTGACCTATAACGACAGCTCTCTTGATCTTCTCTTGGGACTTTATGCCTTCTCGATTATAAAGAATCCAGATAAATACCCATTCTATTTATACCAGCCTTATCTTTTTTCGCCGTTCAATTCGTTCTCCAACTTAATGGTTTATGAAAGTATGCTGCAAAGTATCAACAGAATGGAGACATTCAAGTTGAGTTTTGAAATACAAAGAATCCTCGACGAATTGAAAAGGGAAGCCGCCAAGATAAAAGACTGAATGGGCCTCTATCTCAAGTCCGGCTGGTATCACTTCCGAAGGCAGATCGAAGGCAAGCTATATTACAAGGCACTTAAACTTCGCAAAGGTCAGGAACGACTCCTCTCTGAACGGCTGGAGCAAGTCGAGAATGAGATCGTTGCGCGGCATTTCGGTTTAGCCTACGGCAAAGCCGAACCGATCACCCTATCTGCCTTTATCGAACGCTACCTCGAACGGAAAAAATACAAGAAGTCGTGGGACCGGGACTCTCAACGGCTTGAGATAGTCGCCGGACTATGGGGCGATCCCCACCTTCCGATGATTACCAAGGCCCACCTTGAGCGGCTTGAAAAATATCTTCTTGAAGAACGAAAGCTAGAACATTCCACTGTCAACCGATACTTCGAAATGCTCCGCCATTTCTTTAACCTTGCCATTGAGGAGGGATACCTTCGGGAGAACATACTGAAAGGTTACGAATTCTTTGCGGAGAGCGGCGGACGCAGAGCTCTCAGTCGAGATGAACTTGTCTCCCTGCTCGGCGCGGCTATGGAAATGCAGACGAAACCAAGAACGAAAATCCAGGCGATTATCTATGACCTTGTACTGTTTGCCCTTAATACAGGGATGAGGCTATCGGAGATTCTTTTCCTAAAGAAATCCTACGTCATAAACGATGTGATCTATTATCCGCTATCCGAAACAAAGAGTCGGCGTCGGCAGCCCTCCCGTCAGCAGAGATTTAGAATCATCCTGCTTAACCAACAAGCCAGAGCCATCGTTGAGCAATACAAATCCAAAGACGATTATGTTTTTCCTATCAAGTGGAGAAACCCTAACGCCGTCTTCCATGTCGTCCACGCCCTCAGAAAGAGAACCGGGATCTCAGACTTTACCTTTCACGCCCTCCGGCACACGGCCTCGACCATCATCAGCTCCCAGTCCTCTCTAGCCACGGCCAAGGTTGTCCTCGGCCATGCTGATATCAAGACCACCCTCCAATACACGCATCCGGGAATGGATGAACAGCGTCAAACTGTGGAGAAATTGGGGAAATACCTGGACGAAATAACAGCTAAATAACTATATTAAAATAAGATACCAAGCAAGGCAGAGGTTTTCGAGTCCCCTCTTCGGCATTCCCCTCCATCCCCTTATAGCCTGATTTTCCCATGATAATCTGGCCGTCAAGGTTAAGGTTCTTTGTGGCTTTATGCAGTTCTTTCGTCAAAAAATGGGAAGAAACTGTGGAAGCCTAGAGGCCCAAGGAAATCTTTTTCCCCCGCCTACCCTTGAGCCAGGAGCTGAGGATCATAGTTAAGAGTTGCGACAGAGGCAAGCCGTTCTCCTGTCCTATCCTGACCAGCTCTTCCTTTATCCACTTTTTGTTTTTCGGAAGCCGAAACTGAATGTCATGCGGTTTATTGATTGGACTCATTTTCTCCTCCTATTTTATCATAGGTTTATTTTATCACATAATTGTTCTCTTTACTTTCGCCGTCTCACCTCCTCATAAACAAGCCGCTGAAAAAGCTCCACCAGCGACACCTTGTACCGGTTCCGGCAGTGCTTCTCCCACATCGTCAGGATGGCCCCATCACCGCCCATCCTGGCCTCAAGCTGCACGATCAAGGGACGCGCCAAGGAATGAGAGCGGACCTCACGTCTCAGCTTTGTTAGCCTTGTCATCTTGATCGACCTCCGGCGATCCCCTAAACCCTCAACCTCTTGAGAGATTAGGGGAGAGCCGGAAGACTCTCCTGGCCTAAGACAACCTTTGCTTAGTCACTGGACGCAGGGACAAGACGCCCGACTGTCCCCGCTCCCGACCACGTTCGCACGCGTCCAAGATGGCCGACCTTTCATAAGGTCTCGACCGTCACCGATCCCAGGTTGTCAAAGAACCGCATATTTTTTTGTCATCCTTGCCAGGATGAGGAGTTTAACGCACTGCCTCACGCCGTCTTTACTTTCTTATGGACGACAAGCAAGATGTCTTTCCATCCGTCAGGGAGCCTGTTTTTTTAAGACGTATAGACTCCCTTCCGTTCGTCTTTGGAGCATGATTAGAAATATAGGCCAGAGCTTCACGCCCCACAGCCCTGGTCTGTATGTCTCCGGGAACAGAACCGAGACATACCAAGACGCCGACCCCGGCGCTCTCGTCAATACCATAAAACTTGAGCATGAAATCCCGATCACCAATCGCACAGGTTGACCGCTTGCCCTTAACCTGACGATGAGGACAATTAAGACACGCCTTCTTGAACCGCGATAGGTCAGGATAGATTATGTATTTTCGGTAGCCGTTTCTTTTCAAACCCTTATTCGATAGGATGATGAACGGACGGGGGAGAGTGAAGCCGCACCGCTTGACCATGACCTCACCCTCCCCGTTTGTCAATTCGAGTCCACCGCAAGCCGTTGACCGAACGCCTCCGGCTTCGCCTTTCGGAGAATCTTCTCCGCCGTCGAGAGAATCCGCAGTGCACTCTTGGCGAGCTTGTCCTTCGATGCCTGCCAATTTCCGAGATAGAATCTGGCCCCGTCATTGTCGATGCCGAGACACGCCGCAACGAGATACGCCGTTGACTCTGCCTCGAGCTCTTGGACATCCCGCGAAACGCCGGACGGTAGCCTGTCACCGACATGACGCAAGAGAACGTGGGCCAGCTCATGGAAGAAGCACGCCGCCTCTTGTGCCTTGCTCTCGCGCTTGCTGATCACGATTTTCCGGCCGTCAGTGTGCCCGTCCGCTACGCCCTGGGAATACTCAACCGGGACGTTGAACGCCGCCGCGATCGCCTTGATATCGACGTCCCCATTGCCATTGATTTGAGTATTCCCGATCATAAGGCCCTGGCCGTCCGTCTGGCCGTAGTCGAAGACCGGGACCGGGAAGAAATACTTGACGACCTTATCCGCTTCGTCTTCCGTCTCGTCTTCCCGCTTGCCCTTGACCGGGAAAATCGCCGGAGCGAGAATCCAGAGCGCCTTCTCTCCCGCCTTGACGTGCCGGCCATGTTTCCGCCAGCCATGATAGCCAGCGCACAAAGTAGCACTCGGACGCTGACACCAAATCAAGACTAGATTGTAAAGCGAGTACGACCGGAACCCGCCCCGCCACCGCTCTGCAAACGCCTTGAGCTTTTCGGGATCTGTGACAATCTCCGCTGCGAGCTCGTCCAGCTTGCCCTTCAAAAACTGCTTCCGCTCTTTCCAGCCCAAAGACCCATTGCCCTCAGAGGAATCGGTCCCCTGAACTTCTAGACTCACTGTCTCACCTCCTAAAACCGGATTGAGGAAACTAACTGTCTCCTCCCTTCAGCTTAACCTTAACATGGAAAATTTGAATGTCAACCCCCCTCCAGAAAAAAAGTACAGCCCCTCACACGCGCGAAGAAAAAAAAAGGAACGCGCCCCCCCGCGCGAATCAGGCCATACTTAGTCTAAGTTTAGTTAAGCTATTTAAGAGAAGAAAAGAAAAGAGAAGAAAAGAGAAGAGAAGAAGAAGAGCTAAGACTTACTACTTAGTAGTAAATTAGTTAGGGATGATATATGTAAGTTGTAAAGAGAGAAGGAGAGACAACCCTATAATGAAAAGGTCATAATATCTATTATGTCAACTAGACACTCTAAACTAGATAAAATTATGGGTCGCATAAGAACTATTATGTCAACTAGAACCCTTCTATCCTCAAAATTTAGGTAATCCCCCGTCTATTATAGGTCGACCTGGAAGACCGGGGGGGGTATGGGCACTTTCCGATTGACCCTACCCCTATTATGTCATCCCCCACTCCGTAAATTTTATATTTTCTCATACTAGGTTTTCTCAATCAATTCTGGATTCTCGTAGATATTGCCGATGACTTCTACATCTTCACCGCCCATGTTTTCCCAGTCCTCTCCATCTAATCCTGGTCGGGTAAATGGAATAAACCCCGTGCCTTCATCCATCACCTCATTCCATTCAATTTTGATCAAAATGCCTTGACGGGGCCATCCCATTTTGACAATATCTCCCTCATATATCTCCTTGCCGTTTTTATCATGGAGGCCGGTGTATTGCATGAGCTGTGAATTTTCGACAGAAAGTGTATATGTATGAAATTCTTTATCTATTGGTTTACGAACATAGACACAATCAACTGCAAAATCTATTGATTCTACCGAACACAAACCCAATACATTATCCCACGCCCGAAATTTTATCTCTCTCATGACGGTCTGATTATTCTCTCTTTAACGCTTTCTCTTGCATGGCATCAAACTCTTCTGGTGTCATATCCTTCTCACTCTTACTCAGGCTACATTTATAGTCGGCATAGAGAGCGCAGTCGTCATGGCATTTGCAGACAGCTATTAACCATTCCATATCTTCACTTCTAAACTCTTCTGATACTGGAGGTGTATGATTTGATAGGGCTCCGATCATCATGAATGGACAGAATTTCATGGGCATATTATTTTCCCTTTTGGTTTTCTCACGATGATTTTATTGGCCTTAAGGAGCAGGTCTAGGGTTTTGAGGATCTCGACAAACTCTTTGGCATGACGGGGGGACATGAAGGCGTAGATTTTGGTTGGGGGGATGAGTAGGCAGGTCAGGACCTTGATTTTGAATCCGGCGAAGGAGAGTGTTTTCATTGTCTTAGAATCTTATCACGAATCTGCTCCATTTTTGTTTTCGCCTCAAGACCAATCCTAACAGTTTCCTGAAGTTTTCTTAGTTTTTCTTCAAGGATAAGTTTTCTCATACAAAACATAGTATCAATCGCATCCTCAAGATCAGCCTCAAAATGATGTCCGAAACGGTCAAATATAAACGCATAAATTTTGAGCGCATCAGGACTCATAAAATCTTGTTCTGGCTTTAAAAGTTTCGCCACCTCTGGAAGTAATTCTGGATTATACAGGACTAAGCTCAAAAGACTCTCTTCGGCTAGGTTGATATCATAAACTTTTTCATTCAATTTGATTTCTCCTTAGTTCGGTCCCACGAAAGCCCCGACCTTTTTCTCAAGCTCTTTGAGGCGATGCCTGTCACGGCGGACGATGCGGTGAAGGCGGACCAGCGAGGAGCGGTAGCGGAGGAGTTCGAGAAGTACCGCCTGAAAACCTCGCCTAACCCTTTCGTCGCTTTCGATGCCTTCCACGCCTTTATTCTAAGCCCGAATTTTGGGAAGTCAATATAGCAGAGGGGATATTCCACAGTTTTCGTCATTGACAAGCGGGGCTGATTTAGGTTAAATGATAAGGCGTGGGAATGAGACGGGCGTTCAGACGCTGGCGTTTCAAGCGCAAGGTGAGGGGATTCGTCAAATTTTTCGCCGTTCTTGACCGGGCGATTTCCGACAACAACCCTCGCTGGAAAAGACAGCAATTTTGGTATGACTTCCAGAAGTCGGAAGAGTTCCGCAAGGCCATGAGGAAGAAAATTCCGAGTATTCTTCTCAAGGATCTGAAATGAAAAAAGGGCGGACGATTGAGATTCGTGAGATTGATGGGATTCCGGTCTGTGTCGGGAATGAGAGGATAGCGCGGTTCCGTAGGGGGAAGCGACCGAAGCCGCCGATGGCGGAGTTGGGGTTTGAGAAATTGAAGCCCCGCCAGAAACAGGCGCTCATCAACAAATTCGAGCACGGCATGACGAACAAGCAGGCTGCTGTCCAGGCCGGTTATTCGCCGACTAACGCTTGGAATGTCATTCCGACGCTTCTCAAGCGCAAGCCGATCATCGAGGCTCTTCAGGCAAGGGGGATAGACGACAATTATATAGCTGAGGGGATAGTCGATGGAACCAAGGCTATGCATCCATTCAAGCCCGAGCAACCGGACCATCACGCCAGGATAAAGTTTATTCAAGAAGCGAATAAGCTTCTCGACAACTACCCGGCCAAGAAAATCGAGATTGAAGAAAAGGCCGTTCACTTGCACTTCACGAACAGAGACTACGAAAACTACAAGAAGTACAAGCAGCTAAGTGAAAGCGGAAATGAGAAAGATTGAGATAGACTCGGAGGTTTCGGATGCGCCGCAGGATTTCACGGAAAACTCGCCTCAATACTGGATAGACCATATCCTTTTCGACCTCTTTTTTTTATGCACGAGGGTTCTGAGCTACGGAAAGTTAGTCGAGTATCAGGACTTGAATTGGGTTCACAGGGAGCTTTGTGCTTTTCTCGACCCGAGAAAAAATCCCATCCTACAGCAGCTCGTCCTCATGGGCCGGGATATGCTCAAAAGCTCAGTCGGGCGGGCCATGATGATTCAATGGTTTCTCCAACAGGCTTACTACAGAACGCAGGAAAAGGCGTTTATCTATTCCGGGGTTTTCGAACTGGCCCAGGATCACTTGGAAAAGATCATATATGAGATTCTTAGAAACGAGATCATCCAGGCGTATTTTCACAAATACATTCCGCAGAAGAAAGACGAATTCAAAATTTGCCGTCTCGATGAGGGCAAGATCCGCCACGAGGGAATAGAGATCGACATCGGTTCGCCGGATAAAACTCTCACCGGCCACCATTACCAGCTCGGCATGATCGACAATCTCTGCAACGAGATAAACACTCAGACCGTCGAGATGAGGAAGAAGACGAACAAACGCTGGCAGCAGCTAGAGTCCATCTTTGCCGAAGGCGCGAGAGAGGTTATCTTTGAGACGCCCTGGGCCACGGATGACGTCTCGGGTATCATCCTCCATCCGGAGGGGAAATTCGATTACAAGAAGCTCTGGCGAAAGCCCTGCCAGACGTTTATCTCCGAGACGGGCTATGCCGTCTTCTCCTGCCCCGCTGCGGAAGGAGACGGCAGAATAGGGAACCCCATTTTCCCCGAAAAGTTGAACACGGAGTATCTTGAGCGCAAACGCCGGAAGCAGGGACCGTACATCTACAGTTGCCTTTATGATCTTGTCCCGATCCCGGATGAGGAGATCATCATTCGACCCGAATGGAATGTTCGGTACGAGAAACTTCCGGAAAACTTCATTCGGAATATCTGCGTTGACGCCGCCGGTACGACTAAGAAGCAAAGCTCACACTCGGGGCTTTCCGCGGCCGAGTGGGATGAGGCGGGGACGCTTTATCTGCCCTATGCGGGAAAACGGAAACTCTCTCCGATGGAGCTTGAGACATGGATTCTCGAATGGGTGGACATATCGAAGGAAGATGGGCGGCCAGTTACCTGGATAGGGATTGAGAAAGAGAAATTCGGGATCTATCTCAAGGACTCTCTTGAGGCCAAGAGGAAAGACCTTATCATCATCCTGTGGGACAATCAGGGAAAATCCCGAGCGAGAAGGCATGGGGAGATCATCCCCTACTATGAGGCCCGGAAGATTCTTTCCGGCCCCGGGATTCCTGATTATGATGATGAGATAAATACCTACTACAAGGGCAAGGAAACAAATGTCGATATCATAGATACGATTTGGGGCCACTTCCAGATTAGGCTTCTCCCTCAAAAACTGAAGATGCAAGGTCCGCATGAGCAGAGAAAGGATGAACTCGAAAAAGAAATTGAGGCTTTTGAGCGGCAGGCCGGACGGGATATGTCCGAAAGAACCAGGGGGCAGAGGTCCATCGCCTCCAAGTTTTAGAAAGATGACAGAAGAATCCATAAAAAAAAGATTCAGGCGAGCAGTTATATCGGCGGAGAAACTTCTTTCTTTGCCCAGTGGGAACTCAAGGGTGATAAGGTTTGGAAATGGGCCATTTGACCTTGAGAGCATAAGGAAAAAAGAGATAAGGACGATACGAATTGTTTTAGGCGAGGTAAAGGAAAGCGACAGGGGGTTATTAAGAGATTTCGAGATGCCCGAAATATGCACAAAGGAAATATGGAATAGAAAGTTAGACGGCAGTTTTGAGATAGAAATTATCAAAGATTAAAATCGGTGTCAACTCCCTTTTCTGGACAGCCTAACAGGTATCCGTCTAGGCCATAGGGCCCGTCTGCTTCGGACGGATTCTCGGATTATCTAAAAGGGGGAGGTTTATAATTTTTTTATGGGAAAACGACTGCATGGCAAAGCAGAAGCCCGAAAATATAGACAGGAATATAGCCAAAGACCGCATGTAAAAAAGGCTAATCAGGAAAGGGCGAGGCGACAACGCCTAAAAGAGTATGGCCTAACTGAGCAAGCCTTTGCCGATCTTCTCTATGAACAGAATTATCGTTGCGCTATTTGCAGAAGTCCAGAGTGGGGTATTCGTGGTCCTCAAATTGATCATAACCATATAACAAATGAAATCAGGGGATTGCTATGTTCAAAGTGTAATTTAGCGCTTGGTATGCTTGGCGATGACGAGGATAGCATTTTGAAAGTCTTGCATTATTTTCGTCGAAGAAATAGATGAAGTACCCGATTTCTGTATGTGCGGAGGGCTGATGATCCTACTCTTTTGTGCGCTTATCAGTACGCTACTAATCAACGGCCTTATCGTCTTTCTTTTTTCGAGGACGATCTCGAACTTGAACAAGCTCCACTACGAGGAGAAGGCCGAGATTTTCAACCGTTTCATGTCCGGCGATTACAAGACCTACCGCTACTTCAAGGACGAGAATCCCGTGATTGTCGATGACATGAAGAAGACGATGGAAAAGGAAAGGGAGAAGACCAGAACGCCGGAAGAAATCGAGAAAGAGCAGATGGCCAGGGGGTTTTAAGTGGCCGAGAAATTCCAGCCTTTAGGACCGAAAGACCTGAAGGGAGACCAGAAAGAACTCGTCGAGGAGAGCGAGTGGTATTGGCTTAAACACCCCGTCGTCGAGACCTATCACGGCCCCTGGACTGAATACATCGCCTATCTTGAGGGCAATCAATATACCTATTACAGCAAGGCATTGAAAGGTCTGGTGGATGTCACGCCCTTGGTCGAGCGCGAGATCAAGAACGTCTATAACCGGATTCTACCCCTAATCCGTCAGCAGTGGGGCGAAATGCGCTATCCGCACTCGTTCTATGTCGTCCCCAGTACAACGGAATCCGAGGATAAGAAGGCTGCGGGGATCTCTTCCGTCCTCATTGAATACACGAATGTTCTCAGACAGTTTAATCACAAAATCAATTTCGCAAAACTGTGGACCCTGGTTACGGGCAATGTTTTCTGGAAGGAATGGTGGAACAAAAACCTGTTCGGCTATGTCGAGGGACCAAATAAAAAGCCCACCAAGGAAAGCGGGGACGTCGATTATAACTGGGTAAATCCATTCAACGTCAGGCCGGACCCTCACGGCAAAACAAGAGAAGAATGGCGCTGGCTTATTGAGGGAAAGCTTGTCCCGAAAACAGCGTTGGAGGATGAATTCGGTCTTCCTCGCGGAACCCTGCCCGAAGAGGCATTTGCAACTGCCGGGCAAGGACTTTTCCAACGACCCGACGCGATAAAGCCAAGAGAACTGATGAGCCTTCGCATGGAAAGATGGGAAAGAGGCTCAGGGAACAGATCAAAAGGTCGCTTTTCAGTAATAGGGGGCGGTTTCCTGCTGTGGGATGATGAGAGTCCCGCACCCGAAGCGGATATTCCCTACTTTCAGCTCATGGGTCTTATGCCGATTCTTGAGGAACAATGGGGAGATTCTTCCGTAAGGATCGCTCAGGATGGGCAACGTCAGATCAACCGACTAGGCTCGATGATTGATGAGCACATTCAGTATTTCAAACCCAAGGCGATGATTCCGAGAGGAGCGTTGATTTCCCGGGAGAAGGCAGCATTCTGTCGCGCCGGGATTGATTTTGTCGAGTTTAATCCGACCGGCTACGGCAACCCTTATTGGGCCTCCCCCCCGCCGCTACCCGAGATCATCATTCGCTGGTTGAATTTTCACGAAACGGAAATAGAGACCGAAACATCCGTCAGGAAAACGCTTCAGGGTCAGCTCCCGAAATATGCCAGCCGCGCCTCGGGCGAGCTTTTCCGGGGCCTCGTCGCCCAGGATCAGAAAGTCCTTTACCCGGCGATTGAAGACCAGGAAGTCCAACTCCAGGCCGCCATGAAATACAGGCTTGAGCTTATCCAGAAGCACTATAGCCAGCCCCGCATGGTCAAGATCACGGGCAAGCAGAAAGAACCTTCCGTTATTTACGTCAAGGGTGCTGAGATAAGAAACAATACCGATGTCAGAATCCAGTCGGGCGTCGATCTCATGCGGTCGATCGAAGCCAAGAGAGAAGTTGTCGACGCAATGATTCAGAAGGGGATGATAACAGACCCCAAAAAAGTGTTTGAACTTCTCGATCTCAAAGGACTCGAAGAATACATGGAGGACGAGTATATAGATGAGCGCCAGGCTTATAGAATACTTGACTTCTTTAAGCAGGGGAAACCCTATATCGTGCCAAGCCTGGACGACAATCATGATGTTCACTTTAAGATTTTCAATAACTTCCGCAAGACCGAGGAATTTGACACCCTGGATAAGAAAATCCAGGACTTGATCCTCAAAAGAATCGAAGACCACAAGGGATACTTAGAGCAAAAAGCTCAGGCATCGGCTGAGATGGCTAGGCCCGAAACAGCGCCGGGTCCGGCAGCGCCGGGAGCTCCAACCGCTATGCCCGAAGGGGCGCTCGATGAGGCCATCCGGCAGATCGCCGCAGAAGGAGGAATCGGATGACAGAACTTTTAAACCTGACCGAAACGGCAGAGCTTCTTAACTTTTCGGAGGAAGAAGTTATGGAGCTTGTCAGGCAGAAAAGGATTCCCTATCTCTATTACCCCAAAGAGGAGAGATACATTTTCCCAAAAGAAGAGGTCTTGAGTGCCATCACGCCAAGACCAAAAGAGGAAACACAGGGGCCTGTAGTCCCGAGACGAGGCCGACCTAAAAAATAAACGTAAAGGAGTCTATTCATGGAAAGCAAAACTTCAGAGGACAAGGCGTTATCGCCGTCCGGTACGAAGGGGATTGCTGAGGGGATTAGTGATTTGGTCGCTGAAAGCATCACCAGCCCCAAAGAGAAAAAAGAGGTGCTTGCGGAAGGCGAAAAGAAACCCTGCGAAACCTGCGACGAAAAGAAAGAGGCAGCGAAGGAAGGGCCGAAAGTCCGATTTTTCATCGTCGATAAGGAGACAGGACGGGAGATCCCCGCCGTCTTCAAGTCCGGTGGAAAAGAGCATATCCCCGATACGGCTGACAAGCTCCTGACTTGGGCCGGAATGGGGATACACGCCAATCGGACGATCGAAGAGACCAAGGGGATGAAGGAGTTTGTGGACATCCTGAGAAGGGCCAAAGAGGAAGGACGCCTAATCATCAAAGACGAATCATCTTCGCCGTCCCCAAAGGATAAGGTGGAGATTGAGGAGCCAGGAGATGACACGCTTACCGACCCGGCAGTTCTCTCACTGAGAAAAGATTTTAAAGCTATGCAGGATGAGAACAAGGAATTGAGGAAGACGGTCGATTCCCTGAAGACATTTGTTCTTCAATCGAAGACAAGCGAGATGAAGCAGCAGATCGAAACAGAGATCTACTCGGTTTCCAAAAATTACCCGCTGGGGAAACGTCGGGTGAGCCAAGTCTGGAAACTTCTGGCGGAAGTCGATGAAGAGGGCGTTCCAACCTACAGCGTTGAAGAGGCCATGAAGAAAGTCCACGGAGATACCCTTGTCGAGATCAAGGACTATCTCAAGGACCACCCGGAGCTTGTCGAGAAAGACAAGATCAGCAAAGACGCAATCGCCCAATACTTGAGCGAGAAGGAAGAAAACGAGAAGCATCCGGTATCTTCGCCCTCTGGAACTCCGGTAGCAACCGGAGGCGGAAAGACCGAAGAAATCAAGAGTATGGCCGATGCAGTCGAGAAGATGAAACAGGTCTTGGCGTCGTCAGGGGAGGCAGGGGCAAAAGTCTAATCTTTAGGAGGACGACGTGTTTGATATTGCGACTGAATACAAGATTTTCAACGAGATCGTGTCCCCAGGCGTCGTCTCCGAAGTCAGGGCCATCAGCAAACTTGCCGACAAGATCAAAAAGTCCTTTACCAGCATCGACGCCAAAGGCAAGTACGCTTCTCAGAAGATGAACTTCGGAGGCTCCCAGGCTTACGGGTCAAAGTCGAATGACTACTACCCGACAGCCCAGGAAATCACCCCGGCAGAAGCCCTGCTCAGGGTGAAGCGAATGGAAATGTTTTCCTTGGGCTTCGAGGGTCTGTCTCTTGAGCTTGCGAAAAAGCAAGGATCACCCATCGACCCGGTCGCCTTTGAGCAGGAGGAAATGTTTAAGGGTCTCGGTGATGACATGAGCCGACAGCTCATGTCGGATGGCTCGGGTAAGATGGCGGACTGTAGCGCCTTAGGAAGCGGCACGGCAGTAGTGCCTATTGATTCTGCCTATTGGAAGGCAACTCTTGGATCGCTTTTCTTCAAGCCCAAAAGAGTCATCGACATCTATACTCCGGGGGGTAGCCAGAAGGTAAACTCAATCGCCGTCTTGACGGTTGATACCGAGGCTCAGATCACATTGGCCGCCACCGGGACTTGGGCTGATGATGACGCTGTTTATTCCGAGGACGCTTATTCGGCTACAGAGGCTGTGGGCAAGGGTGAGATCATGGGCATCTTGGGGATCGTCCGTGACACCGACCCGCCGTTGCCGAATGCAAGTGCCGGACTGCAGGGACTCACCGTCGCCAGCTATCCCGACTGGAAGGCCAAGGTTTGGGCCAATGGCGGAGTCGCTAGGCCGTTTGATGAAGACCTGCTCGTAAAAGCTTTGCTCTACCATGAGCGATTCGGGACCAAGATCAGCGTCATGCTCATTACCCAGGGAATCTTCAGGCTTTGGAAACAGCACCTCGAGCAGTTCAAGATTTTCGGAGGCGGATCGAAGGTCATGTGGGGTGGTTGGGATGCTCTTCCCTTCTACTATGCCGGAAAAGAAATTCCGATGGTCTCCGACCTCTTTGTTCCTGATGGAAACATTATCGCACTTGCAGAGGACCAATTCACGCTTCATCTCACGAACAAAAACTGGATCACCTGGGAGTCGGGCTACGGCGCAGATGGAAGGATTCTCCAGAAAGTTGCCAACCGAAACGCCTATGTCGCCGAGGGACATATCTTCGGCAATATGGGCGTCAAAAGCAGGGCCGGATCTGGATTCCGCATCTCGGACATCGAAGAGCCTGATTGACGTTAAGTGAGAGGGGAGTTCGGCTCCCCTCTCTTCAACTACCATGACGGCTCCACGTTGGTTTACTAGGGAACTTAAACTTATGCGTCTCGATTTTCGCGCTTTTTACTTTGACCGCTATGGCAAGTGGATGATAGTCCGTGACTTTCCAAGACGGGTAGGCGGGGTGACTGATTACGACCCGATATCCGGCAGGAACTTTGTCGTCGAGATGGTCATTGAGGACGAGAATAACCACCCGCTTCCGCTCGACCGAAATGCCTTGGAAGCTGCGAGGGAATGTTTCTATGACAGACACAGCCGACCCTTCTCGTTCTATTACCACAGGCTTAGGGAGAGACAGAGAAAAAGAGAAGACGAAGCGCACCGGGAAAGGGAGTTGCGGTTCAGAGACGGGGGGCGGGAGATTCATAGGTTTAAGACAACCGAAACTTTTTCTTAGGAGGCAAAGATGTATATCGGAAAAACTTACAAAGAGGTTCAGCGGATCGGCGGAATCATTGTCAAGCTCTATTCCGGAACAGTCTCCGCAAGCGGGGACTCAAAAACCGCCTACAAGTGGATTCCTCCTTTTATTGGTCCAGCAAATTTTTTCTTGAAGGCAGTAGAAAACTCGGGCACGGCGACAATGGATGTGAAGGTCGTCGCCATGCACCCGAGAGTGCCCGGTCTTACAACGACTTGGTATGACCTTCAGGCGTTCACTCAGCTATCAGCAAGTGGCAATGAAAAGAAGGCCGTTGCTAGCGGCCTGGGTGACAAGCTCGCCGTGGTCTGGACGGTTGGCGGAACCGGAAACTGGACGATCGACATTTACGCCGAGCTGAAACTTTAGGGAATTTAAAGGAAAGGGGGAGGGATATAACCCTTCCCCGAATCCTTTTAAGGAGTGTGAGATGAAAAGAGTAAGAATTCTAGGCCTACTTATTTTCCTGATCCTTTCTTTTTGGACGGTATCTGATACCGCTCCGACGAGACAGAAATTTCTTTCGAGCGACATCACGGTTCCGATCAGCACGACTTGGGTGGACGTGACACATTTCACCTCCGCCAAAATCTCGCTTGCCTATTGCGAGTATGCGAGTCTTACCTTCTATGTCAAAGGCAATAATGCCGGATGCACTAAAGATGTCGTGATCAAATTCGCGGCTTTCGATTCAAAGAGAGACAAGTGGGACACGATTGCTTACTACACGGAGAATGTTACGGCCAATGGGACAACGGCAGTCCAGAAGACCATCCCGCTCACGCCAGACATCGAGAGGATGAAACTCCTCAGTGTTCAGAACCAGGAGACGACAAGCGGATATACGGTCGATGTGAATGTTTCGATTTTCATTAAGTGAGAAATTGAGGACTTTCGCCATGCGTAGACTGATTACCCTTGCGGTGCTGTTGGCCTTGCTGTGCCTTTCCGGATGGGCGACGACCTACTACGTCTCCACGGCTGGCAATAACTCTTGGGATGGACTCGCCCCGGCCTATGTGAGTGGGACAAATGGTCCGTGGCTAACTTTGACCTATGCCAATAGCCACGTTGCGGCAGGGGATACCATCCAAATTAGGGGCGGTACTTATCAAGACGAGATTGTTTCTTGGACGACCAACGGGACTTCCGGCAGCCGGATCACAATAACAAATTATCCTACTGAGACACCAATTTTTGATGGGGAATATACGATCCCGAGTAATCACCTGAATTTCCTATTCACCGTATCTGGAAATTATGTCACGTTGAGCAACATCACCATTATCAATTCAAATGGTGCGTTGCTAATGGTGGACGGGAATTATAGTTATGCTTACAACATCATAGGAGATGGTTCCAAGGAAAGTGGAATCATTGCCTGGGGGGACCATAACATTCTTGATGGCTGTACCATGACGGACAACGGCAATGGTTATGGCCTTGATGGTCAGGGGTCGTGGGGGTCTGCCATTGCTACAGGTGGAAGCAATACGACGATTCAAAATTGCATTGCCTATGAAAATAGGGGTGAGGGACTTAACGCCTATCATTATGCCTCTGATGCAATCATGCAAGATAACATCGTCTATGATAATCGATCCTATAATATCTATCTTGATTCTACTAATGGCGGAATATGCCGTAGAAACATAGTCTATCAAACCAAGGTAGCCTATGTGCAGGATGGAATATGCGTAGGCGGGGAAACATCCAACCCCACCGATCTGGACATCTACAATAATTTTGTTATGGGATGCCGGGTGAATCTGGTCATAGATTCTAATGTTCCTGCACTGGTCAACGTAAACATCGCCTATAATACCCTGGTTAATTCTACGGGGAATGTGGGTGCGGGATACAACATGGGGGTTTATTTTCATGATGAAATTTCCACCTACACCAATTCCACATTTACCAATAATTTAGTTTTAGAGGATGACGGGGATCGAGTTCCGATTGCCGTTGAGTCCTCACATTCGGGGCTGACATTCTCCTATAACTGTTGGAATAAAACCCCGATAGCGGCAGCGCAAGGGACGGGTGATGTAACAGGAGATCCAAAACTTGCCAAGACTCCTCCGTCGGGCGCGGGTACGCTCACGGCCAATTATTTCAAGATTCTATATAATTCACCGGTAATCGGGGCGGCGGTTGTGCTTGCGGGAGTCACCGAAGATTATTTTGAAACTGCGCGAGGCGATGATCCCGATATCGGTGGACATGAATATACGGGAGTCAATGCCGTCTATTATGTTGACTCATCAATCACGGATACCTACGTCGGCAGCGCGACCCCCGACTTCACCACCTATAATCCCGTTACTTTTGAGACAACGGGTGGAACGGACTTGGTTTATAAGACGATAGCCGATGTAAACGCTTGTACGTTCGTTCCTGATGATTCCATCTATTTCCGCAAAGGGCAGACTTGGCGTGAAACGTTGACCGTCCCCTCATCCGGTACATCTGGCCATCCCATTACCTTCGGGGCGTATGGGACGGGGGATAAGCCGAAGATTTATGGTTCTGACCCGATGTCAACATGGACGGGAGAGACCCCTGC